ATCGCGTGAAAGACATCAACGAGACGACCATTGAGAACCTGCGCGTTCTCCTGGAGCAAGGCCACGAGCAGGGCTGGAGCATCGACCGTATCGTGCGCGGGGATCCAGAGAACGGGATCCCAGGTTTGCGCGACATCATCGAGGAGAGCTACAAGAACCGCTCCGAGACGATCGCCCGCACCGAACTGGGCACAGCGCAGAACCTGGCCTCGGCCGAGCGCTATGACGAAGCCGGGGTGAGCCAGGTCATCGTCTTCGACAACGGGGCGGGCGACGAGGACCAGCCCTGCATTGACGCCAACGGCCAGGTCTGGACGCTGGAGGAGATGCAGGCAAATCCCCTAGAGCACCCGAACTGCACACGGAGTTTCGGCGCGTTCTTCTCCGAGGAGTCTGCGCGGCCGGCAACTTATGGAGCAAAGGACATGCCTGATCGACGCGTCGATGGTCTGATCCGCAAGGTAGACGAGCTTACCGAGGTGCTGTCCACCCGTCCGATGCCGGCGGCACAAGGACCCCTGTTCGAGATCAAGGCCGACAACATGACGATCGAGCAGCGGCCCGAGATCAAGAACGAGATCACGGTTCCCGCGCCGGACATGCGCCCTGTGGCGGAAGCCGTCGAGCGGGCAATGGAGCGGGTCGGGAAAGCGATTGAGGATGCCCCCGCACCGCCCCCGGGGCCTGCGCCGGTGGTCCAGGTCGATGTTCACGTGCCGCAGGGTCCTGAGCCCAAGGTCGAAATCGTAAACGAAGTCGAAGTGAAACTGCCCTCGCGGATCACGGGCAAGAAGACGATCCGGCGCGGGCGGGACGGACTGATGACGAGCGTCGAGGAGGAGACGGAGCTAGAGCCATGAGCGACCTAGCCTGCTACTGGCGCGCTGACCTGGATTGCTGGATGGCTAACGTCCCCACCACACTCAGCGCGCGAGCCGTAGACGGGATACGGGATTACCTGCTGCCCGTGCAGATCGACCGCCGGCGAGGCCTTGGACCGGGTGACGTGCGCGACGACCTGGACCGGGCGATTGCTGCCCTGGTAGCCCATCGTGCCGGCGACCGAGACAAGATCATGCAGAACGTCATCAGCGAGCGGGTCTTCACCAGCCACGAGCGGGTCGGGCCGTTCCGGTCCTTCCCGAGGGCGCTGGTCACTTTCCGAGAGCGCAAGGACGGGCCGATTGTCGGGCAGGTTGTCACCGGGGGATCGGATGATCCGGTCCTGATGGAGAATTGAAATGGCCGAGACGCAGACCGTCGAGGTGTTCGACTGTCCAGAGTGCGGGCAGGACAACTATGTCGAATGGGGGGCGAAGGAAAAGAGTCGGGAGATCGCCTGCTCGCGGCATGGCGTCGTCAAGAGCATCGATCAGCCCATGACCGACGACAAGGGGAACCCCATCGTCGTTCCCCTCGTGTACAACGAAGGTTATCAATTCGCCGTGAAGCGTCAGGCGGGGAAGAGGGGAGCCGTGCGCGAATTGAGCGAGATGGGGTCGTGGATCGAAACGGCCTCAGCCGTGATCGGGAAAGCGGAGGTTTAGATGGCAAGCACATGGACCGGCACCACACAGGGCGTCGCTTACGCCCTCAACAAGTACATGATCGACCTGTTCAACGCCGCTGCGTCTGCCCGTTACCTCAGGCTGCGGGAGATCGTGGCGCTGAACAACAGCATAGCCGCTGTGACGGGCGTCATCCTGCAAATGGAGATCCGCAAGTCCTCCGCGGCTTCGGCCGGGACGAGTATCACCCCGATCCCGCGTGACTCGTCCAATGGTGCGCTCGACGCCAACAGCACGATGGGGACAGGGCGGACGGTTACGGACGTGGCCGGGTACCTGTTCCGGCGCTTCGTGTTCGCCAATGAGGAGCCTGTCGTAGCCGGCGCGGCCTTCGCCAACTGGCTGACGCTGGTGCCGAACGGGCTGGTATGGCCCCCGAGTGTGGGGGATGCCGCCCTGCAACCGCTGACCATGCGGGCCGGCGTGGCGGAGGGCTATTCGCTCAAGAACATCACATCCACAGCCGTTGGTGCCTTGGATTGTGAGATGCATTTTACTGACGAGGCCAGTTGATCCTTGGCTGAGACCTGGATCGTTCGGACCAAGGGAACGGACACAGGCCAACTCGACGGCGGTGCGGCGTTGGCATGGGACTGTCCGTTCGCCATCGTGAACGAGTCGGATACCGACCTGATCGAGGTTCGGGAAATGTACGTCGAGTTGGCGCATGGCCTTTCGTCGGCAGTGGGCTACCTTGGGCCGGTGGACCTCGTGCGAATCTCGTCTGTGGCTGGCGGGCGGGATGAGGACGTGGTGAAGCACGACAGCTCTGCTGGAAACCTGCCGAGCCAAGTGCTCATCAAGCGCAATCCTGATAGCGTGACCGTCGGGAGCCGCTTTCGTAGGTTCGTCCCGGTCGGGATGCTGCATCAGACGTTCGCGACGACCTTCAACCTCCCGCGCTTTGGGCGACAAGGACAAGGCAAGGAACCGCTCGGCGCGGTGTTCGATGTGCTGGTCCCATCCGAGCAGGGGATCATCCTTCGGGAGGGGGAGGGCCTGGCGCTCTACATTCCGCTGACGGGTAATCAGAGTGACATGCGCGCCGCGGTCCAATTCAACGTATTGGCTACGGGAAAGACGTACACCGCCCGCCTCGGCTTCTCGCCCAAGGGACCGGGCGACACGATGTGCGCGATCTTCAACGGCTCCGGGTCGGGGGTCGTGCTGGACGTGCGCTACATCCAGGTCACGGAAGAGGTCGAGCAGTCCATCACCTACCCTCCGAAGTGCCGCGTCCTGGTTGGGCCGATGCACGTCGAGGAGGCCGAAGACCTGACGCCTCTCGCCTACAACAGCGGCAATCAAGCCCTGGCTTCCGGTGTCAAGTGCGTCAAGAATGGCTACCTCCGTCTCGATCAGTTTCGCACCGAACCGTGGTGGCAGGGGCAGGCGATCTACGAAGGAGCCGCGGGGCAGATGGCGCAGTTCAAGGTTGTGTACGCGCATCAGCGCATGAATGCCAGGATCATCGAGTTCCGGTGCCGGACGCAATCGTTCCCGTTTGCCAATCGGCACGTCATCGACCTTGTTGGCAAGGGGGCCAAGACTGGTATCCGTCTTCGCAAGGGCGAGGGGATGGCGGTCGCATGGGGCTCGAACCTCGGGCTGTTCGGGGCGGCTCCGGTGGTGCAAGAGGTCTTCCCGATGGGGTCAAACAACAACGATTTCGTGGCCGTCTTCACGCGCGAGGACGTTCCGCCAGCGCCGGGTGGCGGTGCGGGCTACAGCCGGGGGCGGGTGGTCAATCCATGAGGAAGGTCAAGCTCTCGACGGCCCGCAATCTGATGCTGCTGATGGTCGACTCGACCGATCACGTCACGGGCAAGACGGGCCTCACGCTGACCATCACCGCCTCCAAGAACGGCGCCGCTTTCGGTTCGATCACGCCCACCGTCACGGAGCGGGGGTCGGGCTGGTACAGCCTGGCGCTGACCTCGGCCCACCTGGACACGCTGGGCGACTTGGCTCTGCACATCACGGGGGCAGCGGCCGACCCGGCCGACGTGCTGGCGGAGGTCGTCGCCTACGATCCGCAGGCGGCGACGAACCTGGGTCTGACGAATCTGGACGTGGCCAGCTCGACGCTTGAGACAGCGATCGCCACGCGTGCGGCCCCCGGCGATGCGATGGCCCTCACCGGCGCGGCGGTCGATGCGATCTTGGACGACGTTGTCGAAGGGGCCTTCACCCTGCGCCAGTTCATCCGCCTCTTCGCCGCGGCCCTGTTCAACAAGTCCTCGGGCGGCGGCACGGCCACGATCATCTTCCGCGACCGAGGCGACACCAAGGCGCGCATCTCAGCTACGGTAGACGCGGATGGGAACCGGACGGCCGTCGTGGTCGATGGAACCTAAATGCTCATACAGCCGGGTTACTGGCCCGACACCTACTGGTCCGACCGCTACTGGACGGCCGACTACTGGCCCGAGTTCGGCGGGGGTGGTCCTCCACCGCCACCTCCAGCGGCCGAGGAGAGCGGCGGCGGTCCGGTCCTAGTGTTCGAGCGGCGCAGGGCGGCACTGCAAGAGCGTCTGCGCCGGGAAGACGAGGAGCTGGTCATTCTGCTTTAGGGAGCACGCACACGGATGGCGGGTCGGTGGGCTAACTTGGAGGCGCTATGGAGCACAAAGCCTTTCCCATGCTTGAGAAGCATGTCGAGGAGCGCACGGTCAAGCAGCTCTTCGCCATCATGGGAGTCGTGGACGATGGGGGAGACCGCATTCATCCCGGCGCTTTCGCCAAGACGCTGGCCGAGCGTTACGATCGGGTGAAGGTACTTTGGCAGCATGATCGCTGGGAGCCTCCCGTCGGCGTACCGGCGCTCCTCAAAGAGTTGTCCAAACCCGAGCTACCGCCCACCTTGACGGCGAAGTTCCCGGACGCGACGGGGGCGCTCTACGGCGAGATCAAGTATCTCGACACGCCACGAGGGAACGAGATCCTGGTCGGGATCCGCGAAGGGGCCATCACCGAGAACAGCTTCGGTTACGACCCGATGAAGGCCGACTTTGAAGCACCCGATGGCGATCTACCTCAGGTGCGCAACCTGCGCGAGATCCGGCTGTGGGATGTGAGCCCGGTGAACTGGGGCATGAACGAAGCGACCATGAACATGAAGGTCGCCCTGCCCTACAAGGACACGGGGAAGGCGGACGAAGGAGAGGCATGGTCGGCCCCGACCCTGGCGGACTTCACAGATGGGCCGTGGGAAGAGTACTCCAGTTCGGAGAAACGCCGCATCGCCAATCATTTTGCTTGGGCCGCCTCGATGCCCCCCGAGTCCTTCGGCGACTTGAAGCTGCCGCACCACCAGGCCTCGAAAGACGGCATTGGCCTGGCGGTCTGGAGGGGTGTGGCCGCCGCGATGGGTGCGCTGCTCGGCTCCCGCGGTGGAGTCGAGATCCCGGAGGCGGATCGCCAAGCCGTGTATTCACACTTGGCCTCGCACTACAAGGAGTTCGACAAAGAGCCGCCTGAGTTCAAGACGATCCAGGCACTCTATCTGTGGTCGAAGGCTCGACCGCTCCTGGCCGAACTGAAGGAAGGGCGAGTGCTGAGCTCGGCCAATGTCGAGCGCGTGAAGAAGGCGCTCGAGTCAATGTCTGGCGCGTTGTCCACGCTGGAGGAGCTCCTGGCAGCCGCTGAGCCGCCCAAGTCTGGGCACTCCGCACTCCCGGTGGAGATGATCCGGCGCCGTATGCGATCCGCCGAACTGGCAATCGCGCTACGTACTCCACTCTGAGCACGGAGGTTCAACATGGATCCAAAGGCACACATCAAGGGCCTCTACGACGAGGCCGCCACGCTGCATAAGCCGGTACAGGCCCTCCTGGCTGAGTTCGAGGGCAAGGAGATGCCGGCCGAGAAACAGGCCGAGCTCGATACGGCCCTGACCGGCGTCGAAGCCAAGATCGCCGAAGCCAAGCGCCTTGAGCGCGTCATGGCCACTGGCGAGTTTCTGAACGCTCCGGCCGGCGTCCCGGCAGGGCTTTTCGCCGGCGAGAAACCGCAGAAGCGCGGGGCCGACCCGGTCTTCAAGAGCATGGGCGACCAGCTGATGGCCGTCAAGGACCTGGCAACCGGCAAGCGGCGGGACGAACGCCTCTTCGAAGAGAAGGCGCTGGGCCTGAACGAGGAGATCGGCTCCGAAGGCGGTTTCCTCCTGCGGCCGGCCTTCTCCGACGAGCTGTGGCAGCGCGTCTACGAGGTCGGTGCCCTGGCATCGCGCGCACGCCGCTTCCCGTTCCCGGCCGGGTCCAACACGCTGACGATCAACGCGGTCGATGAGACCTCGCGGGTGACCGGCTCGCGCTCGGGGGGCGTCCAGTCCTACTGGCTCGCGCCGGGCTCGACCATCACGCCGTCAAAGCCCAAGTTCCGCCAGATCGATCTGCGGGCGAAGAAGCTGGCCTCGCTCTACTATGCCACCGACGAAGAGCTGGCCGATGTGACCACGCTGCAGGCGACCGTCAGTGACTTCATGACGGCCGACATGGCCTGGATGCTCGATGAAGGCATCCTGAACGGCACCGGCGCCGGGCAACCGCTCGGCATCCTGAACAGTCCGGCTCTCGTCACCATCGCCAAGGAAGCCGGCCAGGCGGGCCTCACGGTCGTCGCGGAAAACATCTCCAAGATGTGGGCCCGCTGCTGGGCTCGGTCGCGCGCCAATGCGGCCTGGTTCATCAATCAGGACGTTGAGCCGCAGCTGGATGCGATGGGCCTCACCGTCGGTTTGGGGGGCGTCCCGGTCTACATGCCTCCCGGTGGCATCGCCGATGCTCCCTATGGGCGCCTGAAGGGACGGCCGGTGATCACCATCGAGAACTGCCCGACGGTGGGCACGGTGGGTGACATCGTCCTGGCCGACCTGTCGCAGTATTTCCTGGCCGAGAAGGCCGGCATCCAGATGGCCTCGTCGATCCATGTCCAGTTCCTGACCGACGAGTCGGCCTTCCGCTTCACCTATCGCTGCGACGGGGTACCGGCCTGGAATGCAGCCCTGGTGCCAGCGAAGGGCACGAATAGCCTCTCGCCGTTCGTCGCCCTGGCGGTCAGAGCCTAACCCCGGAATCCCTGGGGCAAATCCGAAGCCTTTGCCGAGAGGGCCGCCCACGCGGCGGCCCTCTCCAGGAGAAACCAGACATGCCCGCTCTTCCGTTCCTTCCCGAGCAGTACAAGATCGTGAACTGCCTGGCGCCCGCGGCGGACGCCGCCGGCCGCACGGGGGCCTTCGTCTCGCTCAAGAACGTCCACATGGCCTACGTGCTCTTCCACATCACCCAGGGCAATGCTGCAACCATCGCCCTGACGATCAACCAGGCCACGAACGTCGCCGGTGCGGGGTCGACCCCCATCACGGTGGTGGTGCCAATCTGGGTGAACCTGGACACGGCGGCCTCCGATGCTTTCGCCCGCGCGACGGCTGCGGTGAGTTACACCACCGACGCCGGGGTGAAGCTGAAGATCGTCGTGTTCCAGATCGATCCAGCCACGCTGAATCTCGCGGGCGGGTTCGACTGCATCGCCGGGATCACGGGCGCCTCGAACGCGGCCAACATCACCGAGGCCGAGTTCTTCCTGCTCGAGCGCTACCCGCAAGCAGTCCCGCCGTCGGCGATCGTGGACTGACCCTGACCTGAGTGGGGGCATCCTCTCCCGGGAGAGGATGCCCCCGAGAAACGCGAGGTAACACATGCCTGCACCCTTCAATCCCTCGACCATCGACGCCTACCAGGCGATCATGCAGGGGATCCGCGTCACGCGCCCAACGGCCATTGTTCCGGCTTCGGGCGTGTCGCACAGCCTGTTCCAGAACTCGGGGCCAGTCCTGCTGACCGGCCTGATCGGGCGTGCCACGGCCGCCGCAGATGCCAATGCTGAGCTGATCAAGGTCTTCATCGGCGCGGCCGGTGCGACCGACATCTCTGCGGTCAGCACCACGGTCGCCACGATGGTGATCGGCTCCCTGTTCTACATCACGGGAGTCTTCGCCACGGCCCTGGCCATTGTGGTGGGCACGATCCCGGTGACCCAGGCGACGTTCCGTGCGACCCCGATGATCAACTCGATCATCTGGCCGGGCTCGACCCTCCCCTTGGGGATCGTCGGCTCT